GGCGGAGATCCGCGGGCGCACTGCCGCACTACCGCCTACCATGGTTGGGCATGACTAAAGCAAGAACTGTTCCGCGCGTCAGAGCCTGTGAATTTTGTACCGAACTTTTTGAATCAATAGGTCGAGGTGGAGTGAAAAAGTACTGTTCAGATGAATGTTCAAGACGAGCGTCAAGGCGTAGATGGAATGCAAATCGTCAAAGTCATTGGCAACCAAAGACTTGTGAATGGTGTTTTAGAGAGTGGCAACCTAAATCAAAAATGACTCAAAAATTTTGTTCAACCAAATGTGGTAATGCATACCATCATCAACTGGAAAGATTCGGTGTTACTGATTATTCAATAATTCCGATTTGTAGTTGTGGGAACTTGGCTTGTCCAGATCCATGGAAAACACTTGGTCGTAAAAAAAGAGGCAAGCATCGTCGATGTCTTGATTGTCGCAAAGCGCAACGCGCACGATTTGATGCAGGTCGTGGTAGTCACAAAGCAAAGCGAAGGAGAGAAATTGTGAAGGCTGGAGAGGCAATTAAGTTTGATGATTTGTTGATGCGTGATGGGCCGTTATGTCAGATATGCGGTGAACTTATGGATTGGCAAACTGGCAGGCATCGTCAACGAGTTAGTCTTGATCACATCATTCCGATCAGTAAAGGTGGTTTGCATACAATGGATAATGTGAGATTGGTTCATCTAAGTTGTAATTCGCGTAAAAGCGACAAGGTTCCTGCACATGTGTTATGCCTCGACCAGTAACTGGCGTTGGCCGTGGTGGTCAATCAACTCCTACCGAGGTGAAGCGGCTTCGAGGCAATCCTGGTCGGCGACCATTAACGAAGGCTTCGCCTATGCCAGAGACTGCGTTGGCGTTGGTCGACTTGTCGGTTGTGCCGGTCGCGCCGAAAGGTTTGGGCAAAGTTGGCACCGAGTATTGGACGGTCTTGTGGACTGGTGGTCGGCGTCATCTGTCCGAGTTGCACGACGGTCCGTTGATGGGTCGACTGTGTCGGAACTATCAGAAGATCTACGATCTGGAGGTTTGGTTGGGCGACGATGTGACGACGCGCTGGTATACCTCGCCGAATGGGCAGATTGTGACTCATCCTGCGGTGAAGCAGATAGAACAGATGGACGCGCAATGCACAGCATGGTTGAGTTTGCTTGGGTTCACTCCGAGCGATCGTGCGAGACTTGGCTTGGCGGAGATAAGGGTGGCAAATGAGCTTGACGCATATCGACAAAGGAACTCCAACTTGGTCGACGCCGAAGTTATACAGCAAGTCTGACGGTCACAAAGTCGTTGACTTTGCTCGAACCTTCTTGCATGTGAGCAAGGGTGTTCGTGCTGGTCGGCCTCTGATTCTTACCAACTGGCAGATCGCACTTCTTGATGCATTGTATGAGCGTCGCGATGATGGTCTGCTGAGGTACCGTCGCAGTCTGATTGGTTTGGCTCGGAAGAACGGCAAGTCATTGCTCGGTTCATTGATCGCGCTGTACGGTCTGATCGAAGGTGAGCCTGGTGCCGAGGTTTATTCGGCGGCTGGTGACAGACAGCAGGCACGGGTTGTGTTCAATGAGGCGAAGTGGCAGATCACTCAGTCGCCTGCGTTGTCGGGTGTGTGCAAGGTGTATCGCGATGTAGTTGAGGTTCCTTCGACTGGTGCGATCTATCGTGTGCTATCGAGCGACGCAAAACTTCAACAAGGTTTGAATCCTTCAACGGTTGTGTTTGACGAGTTGCATGTGCAACCAAACTCCGAACTTTGGGATGCGCTGACTTTGGGTTCTGGTGCGCGTAAAGATCCGAACATTGTGGCCATCACCACGGCAGGTTTTGACTTGGATACCATCTGCGGTTCTCTTTACAACTACGGCAAGCGGGTCATCTCAGGCGATCAGGTTGATGAGCGGTTCGGATTCTGGTGGTGGGAAGCACCAGCCGAATGCGAGGTGTCGGATCGTGATGCTTGGAATATCGCTAACCCGAACTTGGCTGAAGGACTTCTTGACATCGAGGACATGGAGATCTCAATGATGCAAACAGCCGAAGTCGCCTATCGCCGATACCGGCTCAATCAGTGGGTTCGTACTGACGGCGAATCATGGTTGCCAAAAGGTGCTTGGGAGTTGTGTCGAAACGAAGATGAACTTGATCCGAACATTCCTGTGTTCGTCGGTATTGACATGGCGTTGAAGCATGACTCGATTGCGGTTGTGGTTGCGCAACCGCAGGAGTCTGGTCGGATTGTTGTTCGTGCGAAGATTTGGCATCCTGATGGTGGTGTGATGGATGTGGCCGCAGTCGAGCAACACATCCGTGAACTCGGTCGCGAATACACGGTGCAAGAGTTCGCGTATGACCCAGCATTCTTCCAACGCTCGGCTGAGGCGATGTCTGATGAAGGGTTTACGATGGTTGAGTTCAGTCAGTCGACTGCGCGTATGGTGCCGGCTTGCGGAACTTTGTATGAGATGATTGTGAATCAGAAGATCGCACACAACGGTGATCCCGTATTCGCCGATCAGGTGTTGTCGGCTGCGCAACGCTCAACCGATATGGGTTGGCGGTTGTCGAAAGGTAAGTCGAAACGCAAGATTGATGCTGCGATAGCATTGGCGATGGCTGTTGATCGTGCAACGAGAAGAGCCGAAAGTGTTCAGCAACCTGGGTTCTTCGTAGTTTAGGAGTGAAGAGATGATGATTCTAATTCTTGAGATGGTGTCGGTGTTCTTGATTGCGTTGGGCATATTTTACATTGCGCTTCCGCTTGGGCTAATCTTTGTAGGACTTTCAATGCTTGCATTCACCTTGGCATGGGAACGGTCAAAGAAAGTGGATAACAAATAATGCTGTCAAGACTGTTCACACAAGGCACCGAGGAGCGAGCAATCTCGTTCCAGTCGCTGTTCGCCGCAGGTGACGCATTCCAATTCACAACAAACTCTGGCACGGTAGTCACGCAAGAAGATTCGTTGAAGATCGGAACCGTGTATGCGTGTGTCCGACTTATCGCCGACTCTATCTCAACTCTGCCAGTCGACACCTACATCCGTGTCGACGGCGACCGCCGACCTTACCGTCCACGGCCTGAATGGTTGGATATGCCTGAGATCGGTGTGTCACGCACCGACCACTTCCAGCAGGTGCTTGTCTCGATGCTGTTGAACGGTAATTCGTTCACGCGCATCATTCGTGACGATGCCGGTGTTGCTGGTTTGGCTGTGTTGAATCCGTTGAAAGTTGAAGTGAAACGCGACGAGTCACGCCGACTGATCTATGTGTTTGACAATCAGTACATCATTCAGCACGAGGACATGATCCATCTATCCGAGTTGCGTTTACCTGGTGATCTTCGTGGCCGTTCACGCATCGAACTTGTCAAAGAAAACCTCGGTTTGTCAAAGGCTCTTGAAGAGTTCGCCGCAAGATTCTTCGGTCAAGGTTCGCACACCTCTGGCATCATCGAGTTCCCAGGCAATTTGACCCGCGAACAAGCAAAGTCGCTTGTTGACGGATTCGAAGAAGGTCACAAAGGTTTGCGACGCTCACACCGACCAGGCATTCTGTTCGGTGGTGCGAAGTACACGACAACTTCGGTCGCACCAGACGACTCACAGTTCCTACAGTCACGACAGTTCGCAGTCGAAGAGATTCTTCGCGCATTCCGTGTACCACCATCGATGGCTGGTGTGATCCAGTCAGGTGCGCAAGCATACGCATCGGTCGAGATGAATGGCATTCACTTTGTGATGCACACACTGCGACCGTATGTCACCAAGATTGAAGACGGATACTCAAACAAACTTCTCACCAACGGTGCGTTTATGAAGTTCAACCTTGACGGTTTGATGCGCGGCGACTTCGGTTCGCGTGTCGCAGGATACTCATCAGGTCTGCAAGCTGGTTGGCTGTCAATCAACGATGTGCGACGCTTCGAAGATCTCCGACCAGCCGAAGGCGGTGATGCTTACCGTGTACCGCTCGCCAATGTCGATCTTGCTGCGGCTGGACTCACAGAACTTGACCGCAAAACAATGATGGCTCAACGCCTCATCAACGCAGGCTTCGAACCCGCATCAGTGTTGAAAGCACTCGACATTGACCCGATCGCGCACACAGGTGTCGCACCAGTCTTGTTGCAACAAGTCACCGAACCAGCACCAACCTACGATGTGAACCAGCGTGATGTGAATGTGACGATGCCTGAGGTCGTGGTGAATGTTCCGCCGGCGAATGTGAGTGTCGCTGCACCTGTGATCAATGTTCCTGAAACTGTGGTGCGTGTGAATGTACCTGAGTCGAAGCCGACTGTGCGAACTGTTGAGCGTGACGCTGACGGTAGAATCTTGACAATCACCGAAAGGGTTGAGGAATAATGGCACACGGTCTATCGGCTTATCTTTGCAACTCATGGCTTGATGCGCTTGCGAACAACACTTCTTATGTGGTCGCACAGGTGTATATCAAACTTCACACTGGTGATCCTGGTGCGTTAGGTACCGCTAACCCTGCAACTGAGACAACTCGTAAGGCTGCGTCGTTTGGTGCGGCATCCGCTGGTGCGATCAGCTCGGACGCCGATATCAGTTGGACGAATATCGCAGGTTCACAAGACGCAACACACTTCACCGCTTGGGACAGTTTGACGGCAGGTAACTTCTTGTTCTCTGGCACGATCACCGCGAACCCGTACACCGCTGGTGACACTTATACGATCTCGTCAGGCAATCTGTCTGCATCTTTAACTGTCGCTAGTTAGTAGGCCGCGATGGCGGTCAAAAGATTCCTGCTCGACACGAGCGAACTGAACGACGCCACAACGGGTCTTGATGGTGGTCTTGCGTTCATACTTGACACATCGACGCTGAACAGTGACCGTGTTCTTGATGGTGCGGAGTTCTTAACAACTGCGACCGGCACAGCGACACTCGGCGCAATGTCGGCAACTGCATCTGCGACCGTTAAACATTCGGCGGTTCTCAGTTCAACGCTCGGCGCACTTGACGCATCAGCACAAGCCAAAGCAAAAAAATCTGCGACTGCGTCAGCCGACCTCGGCGCACTTGATGCCTCGGCGACCACAAAAGTTGCAAAGACCGTCATCGCCACAGCCGACCTCGGCGCACTTGACGCATCAGCGACAACGAAG